TGCTTCGTTTCGGGCAGCATTGTCAATGGCTATCTGGAGATTATTAATCTCAATCAGCACATCGTTGTCGGATGCACCGTTACCCACAGCGATATCGCGGGCTCTGCTCGCAGGGTAGAACCCATCGTCGAATGTGCGGGTTGCCATTTCTTACATATCCTTCATTGGACGTTCGCCGTCACCACCGTCTAGGCTAGCATCAGCAAGGTCACCGGCAATCTCGTCGCCACCCAGTGGATCACCACCGAGAGAAGGCTCTTCACCCATTGCGTCCATCGGAGAACCCATGTCACCGCCGAGGTCTGGTCCTGCCGTATCACCGATACCACCGGAAGGAATACCACCAGAGTCGTCGGCGTTCTTCAGGTTGTCAACAGTCTGGAGGATCGTTGCCTGAAGTTGCGACAGTGCGTCAGCAGCTTGTCGAACAGGCTCAAGGAACTTGTCCTCGATCTGTGCGGCAGCGTCGTCGCCCATGGAAATGCGGATTTGGTTTTTCAGCTTGATGATGCCTTCACCACCAAGTCGAGCTACCTGTTCAACCATCTTTTCGATGGTGCCTGCCATTTCCTCGGCAGCAGCGATAACTTCGTACTTGTCCATGCTGTCTTCGTTGAGGGCAGTAAGGAGTACAGTAAATTGGCTCTGCATCTCATTAATGGTTTGTAAGCTCATCTCGTAATTTTCCTCGATTGATTCGCGAAGTGTGTAAGGGGAAGGTGCTTCCCAAGGCCATGCACCGTCCCAACGAGCATCGCAGTATTCTCCGATGGTCTTTAGGGCAGTGGCGTCGGATTCAGTTAGGTGTTCAATACTAACTTTTCCCAATGCATTAAGACGGCCATTAGCCATCTCGACATAAATTCGGCTGAAGTCTTCTTCACCACCGTGTCGTAGAACTTCAAATGCTTTCGCAACATTCTGGTCCATCTTCCAAGGCACCCACATTGGGGTAGCGCTTTCGCGGAAGTAACAACGATGACCAACGAGGTCATCACCGAACTGTCTAATTTTTCTGTAGTAGGTGTAACCCGGTACGAGGACTTCCTCGTCGCGCTTCCCTTCCTTGTACTCCTTGAGAAAATGTACAGCTTCCTTCATGAGTTGAAGCTCGACATATTTTGGGCTCCGCAACCATGAACCGTATGTGTTCTCGGCGAGGATGGTGGCACGCTTTCCGTCCAGTGCTTCGAGGACAGAATCAAGTGACCGTGGGGTCATGGCCTTGAATTGCCCAAGTTGGACTTCTGGGTTCACCAGCATCAAATCTCGCTCTAACTTGCGGAAGGCGCGTTGAGGAGTGTCGTTAAGAAATTCGAGTCCCATGGGTTAAGGTTCCTATCTACTTGTTGTTGAGTTATTTATCAGATACCAAGCCGTTGCTTGACCCCACGGAGTTCAGCCGCTATACGTTGTGCCTTATCTTTGACACTTCGGTCACCCGATTCGTATAGTTGCTTGCACTCACGCAGACGTTTTGTCAGTATTGTGTACTTGTCGTAATCTTCTTGAATTTGTCTCACACGCGGGTCATTTGCGTTGCCCGTAACGTTCAACAGACTGGCAATTCTTTCAGCAGGAGCCTGAATTCTAAAGGGCTTGTTTATGTTCATACCAGTCTTGTCGTTCTCTACCATCCATACTGGTACTTTCTTTCCACCACGCAGAGTAGCTACACTCTTGACTGATTTCCAGTCCCAAGTTGGTTCCGATTGTGAGCGCCCACCCATAGACTCCGCCATCTGGGCTGCTTCATTTTCGCTGCCCATGTATCCTTCTTGGAAGAGGTCCATGCCAACAGCGCCAACTGCATCATGCAGCCCGCCACCGATTCCGGCTAGGTCGTCCATCGTCAGTTCAGTATTCTTGCGTCGAACGTGCCCAGACTGATGTCCTTGTGGTGCAAGCTGTGGAGCTTCATCTTCTTCCAAGATGGCCATAATTTTACGACGTGCTTCACGGGCTACATCATTTTCGGCAAGCTCACGGGCTTGAACATCGCCAACCAAATCGCTATTGGCCATCGACGGAGCTTTGTTTCGCCACGAGTTATCCAGTGGGACATCGTCCCCGTCTAGTTGCTTCGCGGTGTATACTTCGCTGGCGCTCTTGCCAGTGTTTTCAATCTGAGACATGTTTTTAGAATCCTCTTGCTTTCTTTAGACGTTGGTTAGCTTTCCTAACTCTCCTAGCGGTCACATTTGTTAGCTGAGTCTTCTTGCGAGACTTTGCGGCTTGGCCGTATTTAGCTCTTTTGGTTATTGCAAATTTGATTTTCTTTGCTGGATCGGGTACACCGAGGCAGTCATTGGGGTTTGCTACCCGCCTTCCGTTCTTTTTTCCGCCGACGCATTTGTAATAACTTTTCTTTTTATTCGTCTTTGGATCGCGTTTGAATATAGAAATAGAAGCCTCGGATATTTTCAATTCCTTGGACATCCGAACTACAAGAGAATCGTCATCAGCACGTACTTGCTGGACGGTCATCGAAATATGTTTTAGCCAATTGAGGACAAGGCGTTTTACTTGTGGGATAGAAGACCGCTGCTGAACCGCATGACTGAAGCCAGCAAAGCGTACTGCTAATTCCACGTCTGACTCAGAAACTCTCTTCAGATAGATTTCGTCGGGGTCTGAAAGATCGGGTGCAACCTTTTTCATATCGGTAGCACGATGTTCTTTCATACGTCCCCAAGCGTCTTTCAGAGTGTCAAATGTCAGTTGTTGATTCATTATCCATGTACAATGTGGTTTAGGTACTAATGTATTTACTATTGCACCGAATTACAACCAAAGAAAAGGCCGCGACGTGCGCGGCCTTCTCTAGACTTCTTGGAAATGCTGTCTAAGATTAACCTACGTTAACCCAAGTAACTTCCAGACCTGCGGTGAACGCACCAGCAACCGGAAGAGCCGGTGCAGCAGCACCAGTTGTAACAACACGACCGTCAGGAAGTACGACAGTACCACCAGCAGACAGAAGACCGAAGGGACCAGTCGTGCCGCCGTCGTAAGAAACAGACAACAGCGAATTGACTAGGCTCTGAAGACCCGGCTTGGTCTTGATAGTAGTCATACCACCAGTACCGAGACGGTCGGTGATGTCGGCCACGTGATGCTTGCCAACCGTATTGCCCGTAACAGGCCATGACTCGTCAACACCCGGTGTAGCACCGAGGGGCGGAAGAGCTTGGTTGAAGAATGCACCCATTTCGTCCTGCTCAGCAGTCCAGAACATGGTAGTACCAGTTGCGTCAACTTGAAGGGAAACCGTGATAGCGTATGCAGTCAGAGCGCGAGATACGAGGCTCAGACGAAGCTGACCTAGTTCCTGCTCAACCGTTGGCACACCAGCGAGTTGGTTGTAGTGCGGGTAAGAGTTTGCTGGACCCTTGAGGGCCAAGAAAGTATTTGCGACGGGGGTAGCAGCAGCGATGCTGAATCGTACCTGTCGGTTGGTGTTTGCGCTGTTTACGTCGTAACGTGCAGTAGTCATTGTATTTTCTCCAGTGAGTGATTAACAGTTCAGGTTTCTATGTCCTTGAACTTGAGTTACCAGTAAGTATATTTAGGCGAGTTGCCAAAAAGAGTGTCCAAAAAGTGAAATACAGCATATATCGTATACTCAATACCGTGAATGATAAGGCGTACATCGGCGTATCCACTGCTCCCAAGAAACGTATCAGTGCCCATATGACGGGCACCGGCTCTGAATTAATATGGAAAGACGTACAGGAATTTGGAAGGGGAGCTTTTCTCACACAGATAATCGAGTTCTATGATGATGCTGATATGGCAAATCGCCGGATGCAAACCAACATCATGAAGCACCACGCCCTACATCCATCCGGTTACAATAAAGGGATCGGTGGAAAGGGTAGTAGTGGTCATATGTGGAACATCGAGCAGCGTGAGAAAATATCAGGAACGAATAACAATCGAAGCAAACTAACCGAAGACCAAGTCATTGATATCTACTGGGATGCTCGATCCCGCTCGGCGATCTCCAAAGAGTATGGAATCAGTACAACAATGGTGACCAAAATTAAAAAGGGTCAGGCTTGGAAGAATGTTACTGGATTGTTTACGAGGATGAGCGCTGAATAATAACATGACCGCCACGCACCTTACGGCGCTTCTTGTTCTTCTTGACGGTATCGGCGACTTGCCCTAGCCCACCAGTATGGGTCGCAATCGAGCCCACACCGGTAGCACTAGCACTGGAATTTTCTTTGATCCTTCGTAGGTCTGACATTTTCATGCCGGTATTTATCAGTCTTCTACTTTGTACTCGGGCTCGGGTCCATTTCTCCAGAACTGGGCGTTATGATATTTCTGGTGAGCTAGTTCCCCAATCATACTATGACCATATGAGACCAACGGTTCGACCTTGTTTCGGATTACGTGCAGACCGGGTATACCATGGATGTCATCATTCTCTTCGGTGACCTGTGCTACGTAATCAAAATCATGGTTGTAGTATTCCATTTCCAAGAACTGGTATATCGAGCGCATGGTCAACTCGGGCTGCGAAGTCAGTGAGTCGAATTCGACGAAGAGAAGTCGGTCACCATACCCGCGATCTACCGCGTCACGTATTCTGTTGTAGGCAATTCCTACTGGCTGGTCACTTCGCATCCAAACGTCCGCACGCCCACCCATAGTTTGCCACTCGTAGAAATGGGACTTCTCTTGGGGGAACTGCCAATCGTGAGCGTTCTTCCTAAACAGATTCTCGAACGATGAGAGGATATCGGTTATCTTCCTGACAGGGACTATCATTTTCGCCGGACGCTGCAAAATGACTTCGGCCATTTCCATGTGGGCGATCCATCCTCGGGACTTGTCGAAGTATACGGGTCGCTCCATAGTCTCGACGTAGTTGTTCAGTATGTTATTAACAACCGCAGCCTTACCGGCTTTGTTCGGTGATGCTTTGAATGCAGCAATATTTTCCCACTGATTGCGAATGGCTAGAATTATATCCAGAATACCTGATGTCGAGGTCGCGTGAAACTCAGGATTCTGATTGAGGATGTTGCACAGTAGAGTTGAGCCCGACCGAGGGAGTCCTGAAATGAAATGTATTTGTTTGCTCATTGGTTATCCCGCCTCTCTGCGGTTGTGGTATCGTTTAAGTGCTCGTTCGAACTTCTTGTAGTCGCGCTCTTTTACCGAGCGCATCCATGTGGCCATCAGCTTCTTACGCTCATCTTCTTCGGGAACCTGAGCCACCAGCATTTCCAAGAACTTTACCGCGTGCGCATGGGCTTCTTCCCCTCGAACACTTACGGTATGGGGGGAGAATTGTGCTTTTAATTGATCGAATATGCTGACAGTCATAGTCGTATTTAAGACGGTAGTCGATCCCCATAGCGCCAATGCTTCCCATCGCGGGTAAAAATAATGAATTGCCGTTTTATATGTTTCGGCAGGTTGTTGAATTCTTCGGTACCCAAACGGAAGTTCATCAGCTTGGTCAGGAACTCAATTAGCTCGGGCAATCCAAAATCATCGAAGGGTACGAATTTTCCATCTTCGAACTGGTCTTTCAATTCCTGTGGTAGCTTGTGCATAATATCGTCAGGGACACTAATCCCAGTAGCCGTCAGGATGTCAGCGAATTCCGTGACTGTGATATCCGGCGTAGGCTTGAAGACCCTTCCATCAAAATGCTTGGGGTGCGGGGGCTCCACGTCGTCATCAAATACAATGTTGAAGAATTGTATGATCTGATACACGTCCTGCTCAGTGAAGTTGGAACGTGGATCGAAGACATAATGTTCGAAGAACATGTTATGTTCCATACCCGGTATTTCACTTTGCTTCGTCATTTTGCAATTCCTGTTGTTCGTGGCTGAGAGCGCGGAGTCTCTTGAAAGCCTCCACGGCCTGCTTTCCGGCTCCCGATTCTAGTTTCTCTTCGACCATCTCTACACCCAACTCTTTTGCTATTGGATCATTCTTAATCTTGTCAGGCGTCGATGATCTATTTGCTGCCGCGTGCTTGCGTCCAAACAGTTTGGGATTAGCCTCTTGGAACGTGTCCAAGTTTCCGTCCGTCATGCGCATGGTGTGCGGATGCCAGTGAAGTGGAATTTTGGTTTTGTTGGCCCCAGATGAGCGAGCCTTCTCGACGTGTGCCCACCACCGTTCGTCTTCTATATCATCCTCGTTGCGCTTGCCAATGATGAGATTGTCGCACGTACTTATTTTCGGGGTACCACCAGCTACACCAGATTGGCGTGGTGCCGCCTCGTCCTGTGCGCCCTTGGTTTGCTGCGAGGCCGACCAGAGGATGAGTTTTAGTTTGTGCGCCCAGTCATTCATTTCCTCGGAAACTACTTTGTCCTTGATGTGGATATTGGCCTTATCCAGATGTTCGGTCGAGTTCATGATGTCAATGTAGTCGATTGCTACAGCACCAAATTGTTGTTTGGTATTCATGGACATTTCTTGATAGTGTGCAGAAATGTCCGCCATCGACGTACCGACCATCGGGAACTTCATCACCCATAATGAGCCGTCTGTCTTACCACGGGTGCGCATGGCATACCCAACCGAGTCCAGATGGGAATACACGTGGTCGATGTGTGTGTTCGTCATCATTGCTGCAAAGCGCTTGATTACAATTGATGGCTCCAACTCCAACGTATAAAAAATACAGTTCATACCCTGCTCGATATAATTCACCAACTGGTTCTGCATGTAGATGGACTTACCGTCACCACTGGCGCACGACACGATGTTGAAACTGGGTATAGTCAGACCGCCGCTAAATGCACGGTCCATAAAACTATAGCCGGTGGATATGTTGTCGTATTTTTCAGACTCCGATAGCGTTGCGACCGTTCCGTCATGAACCTCTATGCCCATGTTTCTGGTGAGAGACATACTCTCGATTTCCGCTGCCCGCTTCATGAGGGAGGCTATCGTGGCTCGGCTTCCATCCTTGTCGGTGATCTCGGCGGACTCTACAAGGAAATCATGGAATGCGGTGGTACGGCAAAATTCTTCTACCCTGTCGCAAACAGATTCCTGTCGCGATGGTTTGTCTGCATCGGCCTTTACTGTCAGGAGGACGCCCGTGTCTGCGTGAATCATATCCACGTCGGGCATGTCGCCGTATTTCTTCAGGTGCTCTATGATGTTTTTGATGACCGGTCGATATTGCGGATCGAAATATTTGGCGTCTAATATAGGCGAACACTTCACCCACAGTTCGGGTGCTGATATCAGATAGGACAATAGGAGTTGCTGCGTGTAATCGGATGGTACGGTTGTGGCCGTCTCTTCCTGATTCGCATCCATATCATCAAGACTGGGCAAGTCCAATTCTTCATCCTCTTCGGGATCAAATTCCGGTTCTTCCCCATGTAAGGCAAATGTTGCAGCTTCTTCTTTTAGTACCGCTGTATAATCTTCAAAATCATCTGGGTCGCTGTCGTCAAAAAAATTAATCCCAGACGATTCCATTGCCGACAGTGCTTGTATCAGGATAGGTTCTGGATATTGATCTTGAAGAATAACGTATTCTGCCCATTTCTTAATGCGCTCTTCTCCCTTAATTTTATCGACGTTTTTACTATCAAAATATTCATCACCGGAATCTATCATGACCCCAATGGCCTTCGTCAATACATGCTCGGGATATGTTCCCGCGAGCGATGTAAATGCCGCCATCAATTTCAGATTGGTTATTCCGTGTGTCATACGCTTCTAATTTTCAATTCAATGTTTACCCTAACGAAATTTCGTGTCGCGCCCTTCATCATCAACTCGATGGTGTATAACAATCCATTCTTAGTAACAGACTGCCCTATGTCCGTGGTCCTTAGTATGTCGGGATTATGGTTACCAGTCCATTTTGGAATGGAAACAAACCAGTTATTCTTCTCAGCCTGTTGAACGAATTCAGTCGATTCACCGGTCTTACAATCAGGTACCATAACTATATCCTTTCCACTGACCTTTAACAAGTTGATTTGCTTATTAGTTAGTCGGTCATTCCTCGCGGCCACACAGCCGAGCAGTGCAGCATCAAACGGCGATTCCACCACGAATAAATATCGGGCGTTGTAGTTTCTCAGGAGGTGCTGATTGAATAGATAATCATTGGGCGCTCGCTGAATAAATCGCTTCGGTCCTTTGGTGTGGTATATGTGCCGCCCGAGGTATCCCACAATTTTTTCCTTATAATGATAGTATGGCAAAATTACATAGTACGGATGCTTCTCCGTCCAGTACAATGGAAAATTGTCTGCGAACTCGCGGCCCATTCGCCCATGGGTATAGGTCATAACTTTATTGGCTGAAGTATTCTTCAGGTATGCATCTTTGAGCAACACGCTACCCTCTGGCAATTCCACCTCTGGGAAAGTGTGGACTACCGGAAGCTCCTCCCCCTTTTCCGTTATGGTGCCGTCTGCGGAGAATTTGGTGGTACTCCATCGCATCCGTTCCTTGATTGGAATGCGACGGGCATCACCACCAATTAATTCGAAGAGGCGAAGCGGACGGCCACCGAATCCATTACCGGGTTCCCAACCAGTCGGGTTGGAATTGAACTCGCAACCACCATTGAAACAATAGTAGCGCCAACCACCCGTAGGGGTAAAGCCAACACCACCACGGTATTTCCGGTCACCGCAGGATGGACAACAAAAGTTAATCCATCCACCGGGACCGGTCCTACGATTTGCTGGTATCGCTAGTCGGAACTCGTCGAGTATATCTGTCATCCTTCGAATATAGCATCCGTGTCGATGGAAATCAATCTAGAACGCTACCAGATACGGCTGTCGTATGTTCGGCCAACTGTCAAGTGGTACCGGAAATGGGTCTTGAGCCCAAGTTCCGCACGGATGTGATCAATCAACGGACATTCCACCTCGATGAACCAAAAGTCGCCGTCCTTGGCAAAACGAGGGTCGCGGTCTTCCATGGTGGTCTTCCGTGGGTAATGAGCATACTTGAACTCAACCTTCACGCCATCATACTTCTTCCACAACTCCGCATGCTCACGAGGTGTTTCACCGCGCACAACAGACACGTGTGCATCCCATGAAGGCTGACACAACCAATCAGGCTGGATAGCAGTTAGACCCCAGTGACGCCGCTCAATCATCCATCGATAGTATCGGGTGATTTCGCGGTCAACTTGAAGGATACACCAAAACTCATGGTTCTTTCGACCGGACGCACGAGACTGCTTCCGCATGCCGTGGCGCGGAGGATCGTACTTGATACAGCCAAGGGCGGTATGATAGTGAGCATAATTATCCATGGTGGTATCTTACCACCACGGATAGGTTATGTCAATGTTACTAGGTTAGATTTGGATTGCGTCGCGTACCAGCGAAGTGGTTCAGGGAAAGGTTTCTTCCTTGATCCGCAACACGTGCGGGCGTGCTCAAGTAGGTACCGGGTATGATACCAGCGGGACCAATGATTCCACCAGCACCGTTGCTAATCGCGAAGGTTAGGAAGTCAGCCTGTGCACGGAACCCCAATTGCATATCAGCGGTCTTGTATGCCTGAATGTCAATACCACCCGCACTGCCTGCGGAACCCTGTTGGGTAACACTGATTCCGAATCCAGTATCTCCGTCAGAGGCATCGGTTGTTACACCGGTTGCAGCAGTTGTGATAGTAACCGTGGTTGTTCCCGATGCAGAGAAGTCAGCATTGCCACCGACAGCCGTTGCAATTGCTCCACCGATTGCGGCATCAGTGTCATTAACTGCATACGGAACCGGAAGACCAGTCGTACCACCGGGAGCAGGATCAACCGAGGCTGAAACACCCTGAGTGGTAGTTCCGATTATGGCACCAGTTGATACGGCACCGTCTACAGGATCAGTAACATTTCCGACGCTGGCCATAGTGCAGGTGATTGCCGGAGTTGTTCCGCCACCATTAGTTGCACCAGCCAATTCAGCATCCGCCGCCAAAATCTGAATAATCGCAAGATCACTGATCTGCTGGTCAGTTTCAGCACCACCAAATGGAATCGGTTTTAGAATTTCTGTGGTAACCGCTGGTGGCGTAGTGCTGAAATCACCAAACCAAAAACGGTAGGTAACACCACCCGGAACTGTCACATCAAACCATGCGGCTGGCACAACGCCCGTTGGGAGAGTGGCACCAGTAACTCCAGTGAAGTCGAGGCTTATAGATTCACCAATACCGGCAGTGTTCATCCATACATGATACAGAGTCGAGTCAACACCAGCAGCGAGGTTAAAATATTTCCCACTCAAACTGCCACCAACATCGGCGGCAGCGACCACATCGGTAATTTCTGGTGTTGCAGGAACAGCGCCAGCATCAAGCGTGACATTCAACTCAGCAACTACTGTATCGATATCACCACCAGAGGCAGAAGTAGCCGCCGTGGTTGCGCCATCAAGCGTAATATCAACAGATGCACCGGCAGGGAAGTTCGGTGTTATTACGTTACCGGTTGCTCCGGTAACAGCAGCAGCTTCGCTCCATGGATTTGAACCACCAGCAGTGTGGCGGAACAATTTGCTAATAGATTCGTGAAGAAGTTTGGCTTCTTCACGATTCTGTAGCAATTCCATATGCGAGCGGAGGAGTTCTATTGTGGATAGAATTCGATTCTCTGAATCCTCATTGGTCAGGTCAGGATTGTCAGCGATGAAAGAAACGTAAGGCTCCTTTGCATCCTCTGTACCCGTCCATAGACCAGCGAGGATATCAACGTCGTAATCATACGCCATTGTAATTTCCTCCGGTTATCGATTAAGTCAGTGCAGTTTCGCGAATCTGACCTTGGAATACACGTAGCGCACGATCACGGGCTTCGTTAGCAACTTTGGTAACTTGGGCGACGTAATAACCACCAACCAAGCCAGCTTGGGTTGCACGAGAACCGGGTTCCTGTGTAGTGATACCAGCACCAGTAACAGCTAGGTCGTTTGCACCACCTTCACCACGCGTGATGACGAAGCCAGCAGCGGCAGTAGCCGGTGCAACAGGAGCCTGAGTAATGCGTAGGCGACCGTCTTGGGTACGTGATGCTGTGATTTCGGCAGCAATTAGGGCAGCAGTACCATTAATAGCAGCGATGAGATCGGCTAGTGTAGTACCACCAGCAGCAACGATTGCGATGGATGCACCACCAGTTACACCGTCAAGAACGGCAAACTCAATGTCGTCGGTTGCAGCAAATACTGGATTCGGCATGTTACCTTCAACAACTGCGTTTTCGTTGCCAGAGGTTGCGCCGTAGATGAAACCACCAGAGCCAAAGCCTTCGAGCATAA